GTTTCCGCAGCAGAACAAGCAAATACTGATTTTACAATCGGTGGAACAGATACTTCTGGCGGTGTAGCTACATTTACAGCAGCAAGAATAATTACTTGCACTACAGCTGGTACTGGAGATAATGGCAAGACTGTTACTATTACTGGTACTGATGTTAATGGCTCTGCACAAACAGAAGTTATTACTTTAACAGGTTCAGCTACTACAACCTCTGGTACTAAATTCTTTAGAACTGTCACAGCAGCAGCAGCTTCTGCACAACCAGCAGCAAATGTTTCAATAGGACATGCAGCAAGTTGTGCAGATGTGATATTTGCTGGTAGATCTAGATTCAGAGGTATTAATGTGGTTTGTAGTGGTACAGCTGGCATACTTGATTTTGTAACTACATCTCCACTTGGTTCAAGTACATTCAAACTAGGCACTGTTGCAAGTGCAACAGCAACTAGAGATATTACAATCCCAGATGAAGGTGTTCTTTTCGAATCAGGTATATTTGTTTCATACACTGTAAGCACGTTTGGAACGCTTACTGTGTTTCATGCTTAGAAAACTGGCTCATCAAATTTTTAGACGGGTTTGGTGAGTCACTTTCTTAACTTGTGAGGTAATATGGCAACATCGAATAGTAAAAATTTTGAACCTGATGTTGGTGAGTTTATAGAAGAAGCATTTGAAAGATGCGGAATTGAGCTGCGCACAGGGTATGATCTGAAATCAGCTCAAAGAAGTTTGAATCTTATGCTTGCAGAATGGTCTAATCGTGGTCTTAACCAATGGACTGTAGCATCAAAAAGTGTAACGATGGTTAAGGATATTGTGACTTACAATATCGATACCACTAACGCAACAGCACCTATAGATGTTTTAGATGCATTTATTCGTGAAACAACAAACAATGTAAACACTGACATATCACTTACCAGAATAAGCAGATCCCAGTATTCTGGACTTGCTAGTAAAGGATCGACATCAAGACCTAATCAATATTTTGTTGATAAACAAAATACACCTACTGTTACTGTATATCCAGCACCAGATAAATCTTCAACTTATACTTTGATAATGAATGTTCTGACAAGAATTGATGATGCTGATGCTGGAGAAAACACTATGGATATGCCATATCGATTTTATCCATGTCTAGCTGCTGGGTTGGCTTACTACATTTCTTTAAAAAGAGCACCAGATAGAACTGGTCTTTTAAAACAACTCTATGAAGAAGAATTCCTACGTGCTATGAATACTGACGAAGAACGCGCTAGTTACAGAATTAGACCTGATTTAAGAAGTTACAATAGAGCATAATGGTTAGATACAGTAACAAAAAATCAGCTTATGGAATTTGTGACATAACTGGCTTTAGATATAATCTAGTCGATATGAAAAAAACTTGGAATGGTTTGATGGTTGGAGCAGATCAATTTGATCCCAAGCATCCACAGCTTAGTCCTAGATTAGCACCAGTAGAAGAAAGAGCATTACCAGATGCAAGAGTAGATACTTCAGATGATAATAACTTTTTTGTGGTATATACTAATGTTGGATTAGGTAAGCTAGGTAAACAATTAACTACTTTTGAATCTACATTCAGTGTAGGAGAGGTTTCGATAACAACATGAGTTGGACTTTAAGCACATTAAAAACAGCAATTGGTGATTATTTGGAGTCTAGCGAGACAACATTTACAAATAATTTAAATAATTTTATTAAAGAATCAGAAAATAGAATTTTAAATTTGGTTGAAATTACAGATCAAAGAAAAAATGTACAAGCGACTGCAACTCAATCAAATAGATTTTTAGCTTGTCCTACTGATTTTCTTGCACCTATGAGTTTAGCAATTGTTTCAAGCAACACATATGATTATCTTGATTTAAAACATCCAAGTTTTTTAAGAGAATATTCGCCAACTACAACTTCGACAGGTAAGCCAAAGTATTATTCTGTTTTTAGTCAGACGTCTTTTTCTTTAGCACCAGTACCAGATAGTGCTTATGTGTTCGAGTTACATTACTTGCATAAACCAGCAAGCCTAACAGTTGGAGCTGATAGTGGTTCAACTGTATTAAGTCAAGATTATCCAGATGCATTACTATATGGAAGTTTGGTTGAAGGAGCTATCTTCTTAAAAGAAACAGAACAAAATATTGCTATGTTCGAAACCAGATTCAAAGAAGCTATAGCAAGAATGAAAAATAATTCAGAAGGTCGTGACACCAGAGATGAATATAGGTATGATTCTTTAAGACAGAAAGTGACATAAAATAAATAGATAGGACATAAAAATGGAGAGAATAGAGTCTTTAGAAGGCAAACGCATAGCTTTGCTTGGTCTAGGCATATCGCAAATAGATTACCTTATAAGTTTGGAAAACTCCAAAGAGTGGGATGAAACTTGGGGTATAAATTCTGTTGCTGGTGCATTGAAATGTGACAGAGTTTTTATGATGGATCCAGCTTCACGTTTCCTTGATGGTGAAGACGCTGGTAAGCAGACAAAGGTAATGAGAAAGATTTTACCTAATATAAAAGTTCCCATATATTCTTGTGAACTTGATGAGCGTGTACCCAGTATTGTTGATTACCCACTTCAAGAAGTATGTAATGCTACGAAATGCGCATATATGAATAATACAGTAGCATATGCATTAGCTTTTGCTATGTGGAATAAAGTTGGTGCTATAGACCTATTTGGTATAGATTTTAGTTATCGTAACGATTTACATTTTGCCGAAGCTGGTCGTGCTTGCGTTGAATTTTGGCTTTGCAAGCTAATGGAATCAGGAATTACAGTAGGTGTATCGCCAAGATCTACAGTTTTAGATGCTGATGTTCCAGCTGATGAAAGATTGTATGGCTATCACAGATTAGAAAAACCCTTGGTTGCAATACCTCATAAAGATTCTTGGATAATTGCGCCAAATGATAAGATAGAAGATTTACTAAAAGAACATAACATGGAAATAATTCAAGAAGCTAAACCACCAGAGCCATACAAAGGATGAGTGATGGCTTCATACAACTAGGACAAGTAATGGTTTCAACCACAGAGAATCGTGGACATACACCAGAATTTTGGGCAGAGCAAATTACTAAAAAAATATGTTCTATTAGTGATAATGCGCCTGATCATATTAGACAACAAGCACATGCTTTTCAAAATAATGTTTATACTGTAGTATTGAATGGTGTCAAAAGTGCAATTGACAGCGACCGGGTGACAATCAGAGGTCTTCTCGATTCGCAAGGGCACAAAGACATGGCAGATATTATTAAACAATTAAAATAGAGGTATAAACATGGCTATTACGAGTGCGATAGCAAATTCATTCAAGCAAGAGGTTCTTGTGGAGGCCCATAATCTTACCAATGGCGCAGACAGTATTAAGTTAGCTCTTTTTACAAGTAGCGCAACAATGGGAGCTGGCACAACTGCTTATGGAACAGGTCAAGAATCATCAGGAACCAATTACAATGCTGGTGGTAATGCTTTAACTAATGTTACACCAGCTCTTTCTGGTTCTGTAGCAGTAGTTGATTTCGCAGATTTGACTTTTGGTACAGCTACAGTGACAGCTAGAGGTTGTTTGATTTACAACTCAACCAACAGTAACAAAGCGATTGCAGCGATTGATTTTGGCGGTGATAAAACGAGTACAGCAGGGGATTTTACAGTAGTGTTCCCCTCCGCCACAGCTACTGGTGCGATTATCAGATTAGCTTAATTCGTGGTAAACTTTTTACTATAGGAGTTTACTATGCCATTAAGTAAAATTGAGTTCAAAGCTGGTATCAACAAAGAAGAAACTGACTACGCAAACGAAGGTGGCTGGGTAGATGGTAACTTTGTAAGATTCAGAAAAAATCGTGTTGAAAAAATTGGTGGATGGGTAAAAAGCACATCCAATACAATTACTGGCTTGCCCAGAGCTTTACATGCTTGGATATCACTAGCTGGTACAAGGCTTTTGGGTGTTGGATCTACTGTTAAGTATTACATAGAAACTGGTGGTTCATTCAACGATGTAACTCCTGTTCGCGCAACCACCACAAATGGTATTACCTTTGCAGCAGTTGATGGCAGTTCAACTATTACTGCTACAGATTCATCTCATGGTGCTATAAAGGGAGATTATGTAACACTATCAGGAGCTGCAACGCTTGGTGGTAACATAACTGCCGATGTTTTAAATCAAGAATATCAAATTGATTCTGTTCCAAGCACAAATACTTATACATTTACAGCTACAGCGACAGCTAACGCAAGTGACTCAGGCAATGGCGGTGCTGGTGTAGATGGCGCATATCAAATCAATGTAGGATCTGACTTTTATGTCCAAGGCACTGGATGGGGTATCAATGCATGGGGTTTCTTTACCTTTGGATCTGTTTCTGCATTAAGTTTTACCAACCAGCTCAGGCTTTGGACACACGACAACTTTGGAGAGGATCTTGTAATAAACCCTAGAGGTGGTGGTATTTTCTATTGGGAAGAAGATAATGGGTTATCAACCAGAGCAGTAAATATAACTTCGTTGTCAGGCGCAAATAAAGCTCCAACTGCTGGGTTACAAACCTTAATATCAGAAACAGACAGGCATGTTATTGTTTTGGGCGCAGATCCACTATCTGGTGGCTCAAGAACTGGAGCAATCGATCCCATGTTGATAGCTTTTAGCGATCAAGAATCTGCTACAGAATGGGAAGCATTGAGCACAAACACAGCTGGATCTCTGAGATTATCAAGTGGTTCTGCAATTATAGGTGGTTTAAAAGCAAGACAAGAGATACTTATTTGGACTGATTTAAGTATTTACTCTATGCAATTTATAGGACCACCACTTACATTCGCAGTGAACTTGATAAACGAAGGTGCTGGATTGATAGGACCAAAAGCTGCTGTGAATACACCAAATGGTGTTTACTTCATGTCAAAGAATGGATTTTATTACTACAATGGCGCAGTTAAAAAACTTGCATCATCTGTACAAGATTATGTTTTTTCTGATATTGATCTAGAACAAGCATTCAAATGCCATGTTGGTCACAACGCAAAATTTGCAGAAATTTGGTTTTTTTACCCATCAATAATTGACGATACTAGAGAAATATCCAGATACGCAATCTACAATTATGAAGAAGGTTTATGGTCGATAGGGAGTATAATTAGGTATGCTTGGATCGATTCAGGTGTTAGAAACTTCCCACAAGCAGTTGGTATAAATAGCTCATCATCGTATTTACTATACAACCATGAGAGTGGTTTTAATGATGATGATAGTCCGATGGATAATGTGTTTGTTGAATCTGGTGATTTTGATATAAGCGATGGCGATAGATTAGCTTTCATAAAAAGGATTTTACCAGATGTTAAATTTATAAATGACACAGGTTCGTCACCAGATGGTGCTGTAAACATAGTATTGAAAAAAAGAGATACTAATGGCAACACACTGTCTATCGACAGTACAAGCCAAGTAAAATCTACAACTGAACAAAGTTTTGTTAGAGCAAGAGGTAGGCAGTTTGCATTTAGAGTTGAATCTGATGATGACAATAACCTAAGTGATAGAAAAGATTTTAAATGGAGACTTGGATCAACAAGATTCGATATACAGCCTTCTGGTAGGAGAGCATGAGTAAACTTTTACAAACCAACTTGCCCTTGGCTCAAGGTGTAGAGATTACACCTGAACTGTTTAATCGTTTGGTAAGAATTTTAGAAATAAACCTTAGCGCAATAGATCCAGAAAAAACACCTAGTTTCAACGCTACAGAGATTTCTGAATTGCAATTTGCGACAGGTGCTATAATATATAATACAACAGATAGAATACATCAGGCTTTTGATGGAACAAGGATGAGAAGTCTTTATGTTCAACAAACTCATCCATCAGGTCTAGGTGTCACCACAGCAATAGGGAGCGTTACAGTAACGATTACTTAATATGGCAATAAGCGAAGAATTACAAAGAAGAATAGCTGGGTTCACAGGAATGAATGTTGATCCAATGACAGGCTCTATTTCAAACCAAGAAATGTCTGATTTCAATCAAATGTCTGCAACTAATGCCATGGACATGGTTGAAAAAAATCTGCCATTTTATGGATCTCAGAAGATGGTAGATCCTAGAGATTTAGCCAAACCACAGCCTTTTATGTCATCTGGAGAGCCATTTACAGAGGATATGTTACAAAAATTAGGTGTTGGACAAACCAAAGGTGCTATTTCTGATGCTGAGATGCAAGTGCTGGAACAAGCACAGGTAGAAGCTGGTGAGACATTTACACCTGAAGAAAAAGAAATGGCTTTGCAAAAAATTAGAGAGTTATCACAAAAAAGCGAAGCACCTTTATTTGAACAAGCAGAACAATTAAGAATGGAAGGTGAAGGTGACGATACTGAAATAGGTCACTTAAAACCCGGTGAAGTTATAATAGATCCTCAGATGTTAGAAGATCCACAATTCGAACAAGTGTTGCAAAGAAAATTCGATGAGTTTGGAGTTCCTATAGAAGTAGCAACTGTTGGTGGATTGAACTCTATTAACCCAGTTACAGGTGTTGCTCAATTTGGTTTTCTCAAGAAAGTAGGTAAATTTTTAAAGAAAGTTGTAGCACCAATAGCTAAGGTTGCACAGTTTGTGCCCGGTCCTTGGATGGCTCCAGCAGCTATTATAGCTAAAGCAGACACAGTAAGAAATGTAGTTAGAGGGGATGCAAATCCACTTTCTCTATTGACTGTGGCTGGACCTTTAGCTGTAGGTGGTAAATTAACTGATAACATAGCTGGCATTAAAGCTGCTGGTGATGGCAGTTTTCTTAAAGGATTAGGAAGTTTAGGTGGTAAAACAGTTAGCAGTATTGGTAATGCTGTTATGAATCCTATCGATGCTATTAGAGGCATACCTAGTCTATTAAGTGGCGCAAACATGACAGGCAATAATCCTAATTTTCCTACAGATTTTGCAAGCACACCAGCAGATGCCATGATGGATTATCAAAAAGCATTAAAATTAGATCCTTCATTAGCTAACAATCCCATGGCTACACTGACAGGTGGAATGACACCAGATCAAATTGCTAACATGGGTGTTCCAAACATGGGTGTTCCGAACCCATCAAATGTAATGGATTACGATCAAATGATTGCTAAGATGGCTGGAGGCATGTCAGGACAACCACAAACAGAAACAGAGCAAGGTACACAGCAAGGCACACAAACAGGTAAGCAACCAACAATGATGGATAGATTATCAGGTGCTATATCAGGAACTAGCGGTGGCTTGGGTAACTTGGGCGATTTAGCTAGGATAGGTGTTACTGGTGGTTTGGCTGGAGCATTAGCTAAATTAGCTTATGATGAAACTAACAAAGATACAGGTGTACCACTTACACCTTTAACACAAATGGATGCTACAGGAAGATACAACATAGAAGCAGAAGTAGCCAGAAGGATGGGACAACAAGCTCCTAATCCAGTTGAATTTGGTTTATTACCAGCAAACACATTCCCACAATTAAGTGGTGGACAGCCAATGCAAGCCAGATATGGTGGTGAAGTAATGGGTTTTGCAGATGGCGGTTCGTCTTACCCAAACAAAGGCTTAGAAGCATTAGCTCAGGTAGCACCTCAAGTTGTTGATCGTATGGGTTACAATCATGGTGGCATGGTAATGCCAATGGCATACGCTGAAGGTGGCAATGTCGCTATGGAAGATTTTAACAGAATGAATGGCGGTATCAATGGTCAAGGCACAGAAACCAGTGATGATATACCAGCCATGCTTTCTGATGGTGAATTTGTTATGACAGGTCAGGCTGTAAGAGGTGCTGGCAAGTATGAGATGCAAGCTGGCGAAGGTGGTATTATGACATTGATACCATCTTTAGAAGAAGATAGAGAGCGTGGTACTAATTTAATGTATAGTATGATGGATGCATTTGCTGGACAAGCAGTGCCATCACAAGGATAAGTTATGGCAATAGATCCTGTTACTGGGTATCAAATAGCTAAAAAATTACCTATTGTGGGGGAACCAATAGGGAATCTTGTTGGTGGTTTAACTAATCTCATGAAAAGTGGTGTCGAAAAAATGCCTTTTGGAGAAGAAATTATTGATCTATTGCCCGGTGATAAGAAAAGAGAATATCTCTCTATTATAAAAAATTACACAGGAGATCCTGACAGTGCTTTACAAATGTTAGAGCAAGCTAGGATGAATGGCTCAATTGATAGTGATACTTATAAACAAGCTACTGTGTTGTTAAAAATAAAAAAACAAAACAATAATGATATGCCATCACAGGGCAGACAAAATATAGATACAGCTAAAAAAAGTTTAGAAATGGCTATGGAATCTGCATTGAATCAAGGTAATATAAATCAATACAGTGAACTTTCAGAAGAATATAAAAAATATTCAGGTCTAAATACAGGATTAAATATGATTCCTAAATTCGATATGGGTGGTGATGTTAGCGGTTACGATGGGATGGACACATTTTTTAGACCAAATTCTCGATATAAGCAAATGGGTGAATATAATATGTTGATGCCAGCTGGAACGCCACCTCAAATGGCAACTGTAAATCAACCACAGATGCCAGCTGGAACACCAATTCAAAGTGCGATGGCAAACTTTAATCAGCAGTTACCACAAAGGGTAGCTCCATACAATCCTATGAATACTGGTGCTGGACAAGCACCACCAGCTGGATTTACACAGCCTACAGTTACTACACCTGTTGCACAAGCTCCTTCACCTGTTGCACAAGCTCCTTCACCTGTTGGAGCAACTTACACTGGTGCTGGTACAGCTCCAATGCCTTATGCATCAGGGATTACAAGTATTGCAACAGGATTAGATCCAACAACAAAACAAATGTTATTTGGTTTAGATGGACAAGGTGGTTTCATACCGGGTGCAATGCAAGCAGCTGAGAGTACATTTTTCAATCCAGATGGTACACCAAGAGTTGTCGATCAAACTGTTGCTGGATTAACTGATGATCAAAAACAAGCTATGGAAATGGCTAGATCTAATGTAGGTGCGCTAGATCCATATATAGGTGAAGCTAGTGGGTTATTTAGAGACACCACTGGCGGTTTTGATAGAAGTCAAATAGATAAATTTAACGATCCATTTGAAGATAAAGTAGTCCAACAAGCTATTGAAGATATGAGAAAGTATGGAGCACAAGAAGATATATCTGATACAGCCAGTGCAATAAGATCAGGTGGTCTTTCTGCTTTTGGCGAAAGAGCTGGTAAGTTTGCTGGCGAAAAAGCAGCTGGTCGTGAAAGAGGTATGTTAGAAGCAATAGCTGGCATCAGATCTGGCGGTTTTGATAGAGCTAGAACTTTAGCCATGACAGAACAAGCGAGAATGAACGAAGCTAAAAGACAAGCTGCCTCTGGATTGTTAGGTATAGGTGGTATAGAACAAAGAGGCGGTGCTTTTGATATCAATCAATTGTTAGGCTCTGGTGGATTACAGCAGACACAATCACAAGCTCAAGCAGATGCAATAAGAGCTAATGCAATGGCGAGACAACAAGCTCCATTAGCACAGTATCAAGCACTTGCGCCATTTATAAGCATGGCTCCAGCTGGTACATATCAAACACAAACACAATATGCACCAAAACCAAGTCCATTACAGGCTGGTTTAGGAACTGGACTAAGCGCATTTGGCGCAATAGGCAATCTTCTAAATCCAAAGACAACATAATGGCTATCAGTAGATCACAAATTCCTTCCTTGATCGATCCATTTGCTACAGGTGGTGATGTAACATCTCCAAGTACAATGCGTTACTCGCCAAAACTAGAAGAAGAAATTAAAATGTTGTTGCAGAAAAAAATTGCTGACGAACAAGCAAATAATCCTGAATTTCAACTTGGGAAAAGTTTAGCAGAAGCTAAAGATTACGATGCAAACAAACAAAAATATTATGAAAGATTGAATGCAGTTGCACCAGTTGCAAGAGATAGCAGAAATATTTATGATTTAGCTTCTGATTTAGGAGCTGGTTTATTATCCACACCAAATACAGGTGGTGCATCAGCGTTTACAGGACTAGGTGTTGGCTTTAATAAATATTCAGAAAGAATAAGACAAGAAGATGCTATTAATAGTAAACAAAAACAACAAGTAGCAATGCAAGCAGCTCAAATGGCAATGCAAGATGAACAGACAGCTAATAATTATTTGCGTGAATATGGATTTAAACAATTAGCAGCACAGAACAAAGATTTAAAAACCATAGATTTAGAGTGGACTGATCCAGAATCAGGAGAAGTAAGACAAGGAACTCTACCTTTATCTGGAGCATTTGCACAAACCATTTTGAATAATCCTAATGTATATAATGCCAGACCTATTCCAAGCTCAGCTTTAGTAAATATTGAAGGTGATAATAACCAAGGTGATGGCATGAAAAAATACATGGAAGGTATGGGAAATAATATGGCAGCACTAGAAGGTGAATGGAATACAGCAGCTGATGCTGGAGCAGTTACCATTGACCAAGTAAATTCAGCCTTAGCATCAGCTAATGAATTAACTCAAAACGGAGAAGATATTAGTAAATTTGGTTTAATGAGTCTTTATACTATGGGTATAAAAAGTTTTTTAACCAGTGTTGGCATGGGTGCATTAGTCAACCAAAAAGATTTAGCTAATCAAGCAAATATAAACCAGATTGGAGTTGGCTTTGCAATGGGATTAGTAGGTCAAACAAAAGGTGCTATTTCTAACAAAGAGATGGATTTATTTTTGAAAGCTACTCCAAATTTAGGTCAAACATATGAATCTTTTTTGAAAATGACAGGCTATTTAAAAAAAATAGCACAAAGAAATCAACAGTTAAACATTTCTTGGAAAGAAAAAAGAACTGAATTATTATCTCAAGAAGGTATATCAGTAGCTAAAATAGATGCTGAAATGGCATCACACAAAGCACAATTTTTAGAAGAAAATCCATTGTTTGAAGGTGGCGATGGGGGTTATCGTGACGATAAAAGTTTAGCTTGGAACAAAGAAAATATGGATAAAAATAGTGAAGCCTATAAATTTCTTATAGATAATGTTGATGAAGATAGTATTAAGACTTACAACACTGTATCTGGTAGGCACACAAAAATACAAACAAGCGCAAGGGTAGAACAATTAAGAAAATTAACCCCATCTGCTGTAGGATTAGAAGATAAGTTTGGAATACCAGATGGTGCAACATTTGAATATGAAGATGCTAATGGAATAAAGTATTATCGTGATGCACAAGGTCAATTGTATAACACTACACCAGTATAAATTTTATGGCTAAACTTACTCAACAAGAAACAGAAGATTATGAATCAATGTTGGCTACCAGAGGTGAATTAACTGGCGAGCAAAGTGGTTTGGGTGATGCTATTCTTTCTGGATTGACCAATAGCGAAACCGCTAAAACAAGATGGTTGGCAAATAAAAGATTTCCAAATTATGCAGCTGAAGGAAAAGATCCTGTTGATTTGCATTATTATGTTGATGGTGATGGTGATATTGCTTTTATAGATCCTACAACAAACAAACCTAGAAAAGAATTTAGAGAACTATCAAAAAAAAATAAAGATGGTGGGTACGATTTTTTTAGCTTACGAGGATTAGATACTGGAGATATTGGTGGTAATGTTTTCCCACTATTACAATTTGTTAGTGAAGTAGTACCAAGCACAATAGCTTTTACTGCTGGTTCTGCATCACCCGGTGGCATACCAGCTGGGATGGGGGCTGCTGCTGCAGCTAACTATGTTAGTGGTTCATTGATGTATGGTGTCAGAGATGGGATCAGTCAATTAGTAGATGGTCCAGTTCTTGATACAGAACAAGCAATTAATGATTTAAATGTGGGTTCTATTTTTTCTTTAGCACCTTTGGGTGGTGGCAAAAAAATTGCGCAAGGAAATAATTTTTTAAAAGATATAAGCACTAAATTTGGTGGAAAAGATGGCAAGAAACAATTACATGACATTTTAACATTAGGTGGAGAAAGTGTTGATAAAAAAATAGCTTATGCAAAAGAAAAGTATGGTATAACTTTGACTAGACCAGAAGCTATGAATATGCAAACTAACTCAGCAGCTCTACAGCATTATTTGCAAATGCAACCAAGATCACAAAAGTTATGGGATTTTTACCATGAAAGAAATAGTCAACTAGAAGAATATACAGAGTTATTTTTTCAAGAAGTAAGAAATTCAAAACTTGCAAGACCTTCTATTCAAGAAGCTGTTGAAGCTGGTGGTAAAACATCTTTTGGTGACATTGATAAATCAATAGCAGAAATATCAGAAAGAGTTTTAAAACAAATTGCAGAAAAAAGGAAAGCCAGAGCTGGAGAAATTTTTGAGGCTTCCTATGAACAATTTAGATTAGAAGGAAATAGCATAGATGTTACAGACATATTGACAAATATTGAAAAACAATTAAGCGATAAAAATGTTAAAGGTGGTTTTAGGTCAGCACTTGAAAAAGTAAAAAAAGGTTTAATAAATCAAAATACTGGCGAACCAATGACTGATTTAAAGATGTTGCATGATAGTTTAAGAATGGATTTTGGACCTTTACTTGAATCTTTAACTAAGGGTGGTGTTGACACCTCAGCTTCAAAAATTATTAAACGAGATATTTCAAAAATTAGAGATGCTGTTAGCAAAAAATTAAAAGCTAGTAGTCCAGAGTTTGCTAGAGCTAATGAAATATTTGATCCCACAAAAGGACATTTACAATTATTTGAACATGGTTTAATTAATACTCTTGCACAAACAGTAAAAAAAGGTGGTGCTGGAGCTGAAAGAACAATAAAGAGAATGTTTACAGGTGAAACTATACCAGTAAAAGATATAAAAACATTAAGGAGAGCTTTACAAACTGATCCTGATGGCAGACTTGCTTGGCAAAATTTAAAAAGTGCTTATTTACAAAGAAATTTTAATGAATCTATTGTTCAAACAACCAACCCATTAGGAGTAGCTAATAAATTTTTAAGCAGACTTGGTTTCAAAGGTGATATAAAACGAGCCTTTCCACAAAGTAACCCAATGCTTAGAACTCAAGCTGGATTAGATGAAGCGGCTCAAACTAAGGTTGCTTATGATGCAGTTAGCCAAAGAGCTAAAATATTAAAAGAAATATTAGAGCCAGAAGAATTAGCTAACTTTGTTGATTTATCAGACATGATGCAGACTATTTATCAAATTGCTCGTAAGTCTGGATCACCTACTGAAAGTTTTCAAAACATGGGTAAAATATTAGCAAATGAAAGTATTACAGGTGGTCGAAAATACGCTAGATATGCATTAAGTATGCTAAATACAATACCTAGAATAATTAATAAAGGTTTTAGCGATGTATCAGAAAACATTCTAGCAACTCAAAAAGAACTTTATGAAGATACATTAATTGATGCTCTAATAGATCCAAAAAAAGCATTAGAGTTAAGTGAGTATCTAAACGCTGTAAAACCATTTACATATTTAATGTCACAAACTTTTTTAAGATCAGGAGATGCTGGCTTAGAAGCATTAGCAAATTCTACTGAAGGTGGTATAGATGAAAGAAATGCAGACATAAAAGACGAAATTGATGCGTTCAAAGGAAAACAGATTGAAGAAGAATATAGGCAACAACAAGAAAATAAAAGTATAAACAATCAAATAGACAGCGTTAATCCAGATACAACATCATCTCTAATGAATGTACCAGCATTCCCAACACAACCTGACATAAACACAGCTATGTCACCTACTGTATTGCCTAACCCACAGGATCGTGAGTTAGCAATGAGAAGATCAGGACTCGCTGGTTTGGTCTAAGTTATCAGCTTCAATCAAAGCACCATTCACTTCAAAATTCATTTCATATCCCATAGCACTCTCACCATTTATGGTGACTACTAAGTTTCTTGATATCAAACGAAGTAATGCAGTTTGATGATGTAAGTTGAGCTTACCAAACAAATCTACTACTTCACTAGGGTGAGCGATCTCATAAGAAACAGGTGTTTGTTTCTTGACTTCTTTTTTATTAAACATATTTATCCAGTAGCTATTTTTTTATCTGAAGCAGTTAACTCATTGTGCTTAACTTCAATCATCAATCTAAGTTGATCAACTTTTGATCTACGCTCCATAGAACAAATCTCTTGCAATAGATTATATGTATCTAAATCAACAGCAAGACTTTTTCTACCTTTCGGATATTGTTTTTGTCTTATAACTTCTTCCATAACATAGCCTATTTTTTTTATATAAGTTTGCGCATATTTTATAAAAATTTCGACACATTTGCAACTATAAACACAAGATTATGCATAATATATTAAAAATACTATATAAAACAATAACTTATAAAAATGTATAAATATTGATATATTAATGTACTAATAGTTGTACTTCTTTACAAAATTTTGTACAATAGTTATGTGGAAAGTATATTTAAAAACAAAAAGGAGCAAAAAATGAAATACAAAGCTGAGATTCAAGCGTTTGTAAATTTCTTCAAACTTGTAATCCTACCCCAGTTGGTAGCTTTTTCAGTAATCGCAATAAGTGAGGTATCGTAATGGAAATTAAATACTGTGATATATGTAATGGTCCTATCGAAATAGAAAGAGACTTTAATGGCAAACCATTTTGGAATGGTGGACATAATGCTCAACCAATTGTGGATGGTAGATGTTGTGATGGTTGTCACATGGCAGTGTTGGCTGAGAGAATGAATAGAGCAATTAATAGAGAGGCATCGTAATGATTGTATATCATGTAGATGAAGGTAGTAATACTAATGAATGCCCTAGAAGATATGTGGCAACACTAAAAGAAGCTAGAATGTTACAAAAGAAATATCTTATGAAGCACTTTTTAGAATATGGCGATCTTGAAACTGCTGATACTTTTTATGTAACGATTGAAAAAGTAAAAATAGATACAAGCAAAGAAACAATATTAAGAATGTTAAATTATGAAGGTGGGTATGAAATCTCATCTGAGGAGATAGCGTAATGCCTAAAAGAAAAATTAGAGTTTATATTGTAAGTGATGGAGTTGATAAGCAAGCATTTCTTGAAATGGATCAAGCACAAGTTTTCCTTCAAAAACTAGAGAACAAAGAATTTGTCGGATATCGACCTCAGATAGAGACTAGAGTTTGCAGAAATAAGAGACAAGTCGATTCTGTTTTAGAATATTACAATCGAAATTATATTGATGATATGTACCATGAACAAAAAGCCATCAACGATGATATGAATTGGGATGAAGGTGATGGCTGGAATAATACTGTCAATTGACAGAAAGGAGAAAGTGATGGAAAAAAATGTTTATGAGTCTGCTTTAGACAATTACAACAATGGATTATTTTTAAAGCTAGAGGGATCATCAGGAAGGTGGTTTGTAAACACATTTTTAGATTCAGGAATCATCAAGACATTAGAGGAAAAAGGTAATGAGGTTATTGATGGTTATGGTAGAACTACGATTCTAAAAAAAGCCACGATTGACTATGATCGTATTGATGAATTATGGGATATAAATCCAGAGTTTATGGAAGAAATAGAAGGAGAAGCATAGTGAAACTAATCACTAAAGAGATAATGGGTAAGCTCAAAAGTAACCCAAGAGATAACGCTGATAATAAACCATGGCTGAAGTTATTTAATCCAGCTGGTAGTGGTACTTGGTTAATATCAGAAATCAAGAATGATCATGACACTTTGTTTGGCTTGTGTGATTTAGGTCATGGCTCACCAGAGTTAGGCTATGTCAGTTTGAAAGAACTGGAGTCACTTAAACTACCATTTGGTTTGAGCATTGAGCGTGATATCTCATTCACTCCAGATAAAACTTTGAGTGAGTATGCTGATGAAGCCAGATCAAACAGATATATAATCTCATGATACAAGAAGAAATTTATCTTCTTGATCTGATAGCCAGAGAAGCATGGATAATTGACATGCAAGAAATGGCATTTGGTCTTAGTTTTTATTTCTTCATAGCTTTATTTATTTACAACAAGATTAAATAAATTGTAAAATAAACCAGTATAGGTTTCCCCCAGACAACTTGTAGATTGCTCCTTCAATCTTTCCACACCAAGTTGTTCTGGGGTTTTTTTTGTCTAAAAAAATGCTATCATAATTTCTGTGACAAAACATAACATAAAAAATTATATGCTATCAATGCAATCTCATTGGTGTGTGAATCAAAATACTTATGATAAAGTTCAAGATTCATTGCCGATGATAACCAAGTTCAATGCCAGTCTTGGCACAGATAAACTTGCAAAAACTCCAGTCAATAAAATAATAAAAAAGATTCACCCTGATATTTACAAAGTTCCTTTATTCAGGAGACAGTTTTGCAGAATGCTAGTGGATGAAATTAAAAACATGGATTTCAAAACTAATGATTCAGAAGATACTTTGAGACAAATACCAGAAGTTATATTGCATGAGAAATTACCAGATCTATACAGGAACATGTGGTACATAGTTCAAACAGTTTTGAATCCTATATTTTTTAGTTTGTGGCAAAGACATTGTGCAAACATTGGAACTATACAATTAGCAAACTACAATCTCAAAGATAAATCACAGGGTGCGTTTCATCATGATGATTCATCAGATATAACTGTTGTTGTTCCACTTAACACTGGAGAATATAAAGGTGGTGGTACAGAGTTTCATAACTATGGAAAGATAGATCCATTGCCCACTGGACATGCATTGATGTTTCCATCCTTTCATATGATGCATAAAGGTTTACCAGTAGAATCAGGTGATCGATATCTTTTAGTATTCTGGTTGTATGATAGAGCTAGAGTAGAATATCTACATCAAAATGGCTTACCATAATTGATCTAAATCAATAGTTTGCACACCTGATATATTGTATGGCTCATAAATACCATTTTCTTTTGCTGTAAGGATTTTACTCAGTGCTTGTTCATTTTTAGATTGACCATACATCAATGCTTCAGGTGTAAGATCATAAACAGCATATGGGTATGGATGTATTTTTTCTTGTGCTAGGAATGAAAAGCCATCAGCTGGCAACCCAACTGCTCTACAAGCATCGACATACAAAGATGCTTGCATATGATATCTAAAGCCATTGATAGCACTTTTAAATCCTCTTGGTGAACCATCACGACAGGTTTTTAGATCCCAAGGTCTGACTCCATCATACCAATCCAATCTGGATTTGAATGGATGTCCATTCCACATAAAGCAAATTGTCAGCTCGACTTTGTGTTCTGGCTTGGGTATGAACTCACTCACTACTTCTCTGCGCTCCATACAATTGTCATACATGGTTTGTGTGATGGCAGTGCGATTACCTATACTATTTTCAAAATCCTCGAACTCTTGCTTACCTAGTTTAGTTCTACGATCAAATTTAGGCGAGATTACAAACTCTTTATCAAAGTTATGTAGCTCAAGAAATACAGTGTGCTGTACTCTGCCTTCGAGTAATGCTGGTGATTCACTAAAGCCTTTTTTGTGCTTCCATGTAAACATACAGCGGTCAGCTTCTTTTAAATCAGAAGCACGATAAGCTGGTATCTCATTGTATTCCTCGAAAGGTAAATCTTCGTAAACACCTTCTTTAAAGTCCATTATCATCCTCATTATAATCTTGGCAATACTCATCAATTAACTTTTGCAAGTACCACTGCGCTTTCTTTAAATCAGTAATTGAATTATTTTTATGTTTATGGCGATGAATGTATTTCACCACACATGCTTCTAAATGATATTTAAAATTATCACCAAGCTGTTGTTTGATGTAATCAATACATTCTACTTTTTCCTGAGTGTAATGCTCAGGATGATTAATCTCATCACTCATAAATTTTCCTAAATAAAATGTTAGGGATAGCTCTAGGTACTCGGAGAAATGTGATGATTCAAGCTATCCCCAACAAAAACTAAAATGGTATGTTGTCTTCCTCATCATCTTTAACCAATCCAGATAATCCACCACTCGCTGTTGGTGATGGTTCTGCTTTAGCTGGTGCTTTTGCACTTGCTGATTTGTACTCGATACTTTCTTTAACTATCTCTTGTAGCCATTCTGGTATTTTGTCAAAGACTTCACTCATACCAACTGTTTGTTCGTTGGTTGTACCAATTACATACTCACAATAAACATCCAGATCAAACACGACAGGATCGTTTATTGTTTTGGTAATCTTGAATTCATCTGGCTTGAATATTGCTTTGATACCAGCTCTGGTTTTACCATCTTGAGTTTCGTAATGTTCGATGTGTAAGTTAGCTGGTGCTCCAACCATTTTACTTACATCGAATCCACTCAACTCATCACTACTAAATGGCTTCCCTCGCCATGTTACAAGATCTTTATAAAGAGCAGAGTTTTCATTCAATGATGCAGTATATTTTTTACCTGTTACTAATGGACCACTGCCATCATCCATTTGCTGAGTCGGAACTTCCCAAGTTACATAAATTACTTTGCGCAACTTTGGTGGGTTATCCATGTACTGTTCTTCTCTTGTACCAGCATCGACAATGCTGTAACAGATACCAAGATGTTCACCAGCTTCAAGTATTTGAAACTGTGTAGAATTTTCACTGACTTTTAATCCCATTTTATTTCTCCATTTTTAAGATTTGATTATGTTGATATATTTTTGTATGATTATACATCTTTTTATAAATATAACAATAGTGATGATATTATGGCTTTAAAGATAAGTGGTAAAAAAGCCAAGGTTTTTGATAGACCTTTAAGTTCAGATGTTCAACAACAATTCCTAAGTTTCATGTCAGAGAATGGCATGGAAGCTGATCCCAAAAAAGGTTTGGTGATTGATGGTAGCATAGGTCGTGCTTATGTCAATCTAGGTGGTGAAAGAAAGCTGTCAGGCTGGTATCAATTGTGGCTCGATCAACAAGTACCCTTCGGGAGAGTAGGTGACTATAGAGTTTCAATGGACCAGCCTACAGCGATCTGGAAGCCTGAGAACAGAAAAAGGCAAACGATTACCAAGGCAGAAAGAGAAGAAATTAAACGATTGCAGAAAGAAGTAGAGATCAAGAAAGCAATTAAGTATTCCAAATCAGCAAAACGCTCACAGAATCTCTGGGAAGGATATAAAGACTGTGAAGTGCATCCTTACCTAGAAAAGAAAAAAGTCCTTTCATATGGGCTCAGGATTGACGATAAAGATAGGTTAGTAATCCCACTCATGGATATAGATTTATCGATAGTCGGATTACAGTACATCGATCCAGAAGGCAAAAAGTTATTCCTTACTGGTTCTAAAAAAAGCGGTAGCTTTTTTATTCTTGGGCAAGAGATCCTAAAATCATCTGACAAGATATATTTCTGTGAAGGATATGCAACTGGCGCATCTATATATAAAGACATGGAGCAACCAGTGTTTGTAGCTTTTGATGCATACAATCTATTGCCAGTGGTAGAAAAAGTATTTGAAGTAATGAAGGATCGTAAGTTTGTATTCATTGCAGACAATGATGACAGTAAGACTGGCGAGAAAGAAGCAAAGAAAGCCTGTCAATACATCATAAAGAATAAAGGCAGAGCTGAAGTTCTTATGCCAGAAACACAAGGTGATTACAATGATCATGCAAACTCAGGTGAAGGTGAGCTGATGCCACCAGCACTACAGGTGCTCGATGTGGCTAAAGAAGTTGATTTTGTTAAGTCTGAGAAAGGTAGGATGCTCAACAACAAAGACAATGTACAGGCTGTCATGCATTTGAACTCGATAGAAGCGCATTACAATGTAATTAAAAAGAAGATGGAAATCCTGATACCCAATATGAACTTTATCGCTGACATGAAGGAAGAAGCGAGTTTGATTGAGATCGAAGATCGTTGTATCAATATGGGTGTGCCACACACTAGGGTGAGAGACTATCTCAAGATCCTATCGAAAGAATATAATCCTGTAAAAGAATGGATCGATAGCAAGCCTTGGGATGGCAAGACCAGATTACAGGACTTTCTCAATACCATTGAGTCTAGGAACTCCGATGTTCTGAAAGACATGTTGCTCAAGAAATGGTTAATTAGTTGTGTGGCAGCTTGTTATGAGCAGAATGGAGTCGAACTGGAAGGAATATTAGTATTCCAAGGTGCACAAGGTTTAGGTAAAACATTATGGTTTAAGAGATTGTGTGATTACAATAAAGGCTGGCTGTTGGAAGGCGCAACATTGAACCCTAGTGACAAAGATAGTGTGAAGCGAGCAGTATCACATTGGATTGTGGAGCTGGGTGAGATCGAATCAACATTTAAGAAGTCAGACATCGATCAGCTGAAAGCCTTTGTAACAGCCAAGACTGATGAACTTAGGTTGCCATACGATAGGGCATTTACCACATATCAAAGACGCACAGCATTCTTCGCATCAGTTAATGGCAGAGAGTTTCTAACAGATAACACTGGTAATCGAAGATTCTGGGTGATATCTACCAAAGCAATTAATTTCAATCATGGCTTGGATATGCAACAAGTATGGGCAGAAGTAAAAGAGACTTTGTATGTTGCTGGACAGAAGAATTGGTTCTTATCCCCAGATGAAAGAAATTTACTACAGGACAGTAACGAAGGGTATAGAACCCAGTCCACAGTAGAGGATTTAGTTTTAGAACATGTCAATTTTGAATCGAAGATTACTTCTCCAGTACAAATGACGAAGTTCTTGAGAGATTTAGGTATCAGTAACCCAAGGATGCCAGACTTCAAAGATGCAAACAGAATATTGCATGAGAGAGGA